GGCGTGATGTTCTGCCCTCCTGACCACGACCCGCAATTTTCCGACTGCCGCATGATGTTCGCATTGGCGTACTGGACGTACCCCTGCGAGTTGATGAAGGTGGCGTTGGTAGTGCGTGTGAACATAAGGCGCGGATCAAGGACACCCGTGGTGAAGTCAAGCGACAGCGTGGAGCCGTCGCCACCCTCCACCGGGAGTGTGCGCTGCCGACAACGCTCAACAGGGTCACTGCCGAGCAGCCATGTCCGGTTTCGTGCATGCATCAGATGTACCCGATGAGAGCGTTGATGTTTCCAGCAGCCGCCGTGACACCCTGCAACTCAACAAGTTCACTACCAGCAACATCGAAGATCACGAATCCGCCCGGGCAAGAGGCTTCTTCGCCGTTGTAAATCTTGACATCACCAAGGCTCTTGGTGTAGTCGCGGCCCGGACGGAGCGAACTGACTGCTGCTCCGGAGGTGGTAGACGGAGTAACGCTGAACTTCGTCAGCAACTTCGGGATCCAGACAGCGGCACTGGTGGAGAACGTCCAGCCAATCGCATACCAGACCACGCTGGTTGCAGCAGCAGTGTTCAGCGTCTGAAGAACCATGTAGTTGAGCGGAGCAGAAACAACAAGGCAACCAGTGCCAGTCACAGGACGAGTTGCAGTCTGCACCCGTGCGACAACGCTAGTGTTAGCAGCGACATTAGTTGAAACAGCCAGTTCAAGCGGAGCAACGATGGTGCGCGTGGCAGTGATAGTGGGCGAAAGTCCGATCAGGCTCATGGTCGATTCCTCAAGACGGGTTCTGTACAGGATTCAGGATGACAAAGCCCGGTCCCCAGTTGGACGGGCTGCGCCAGCGGTTTGGCTGCAACTGGCCGAAATGGCTCTGGACCATTCCGTCCTTCTGCTTGGCTGCTCCGAAGATCGGGCCAGCCTCGATTTCTGCAAGACGCTGCGGAAGACCATCGTCCTCGTACGCCTCCGCGACCGCCCGCGTGTAGGCAATCATGGTCGATTCCACATGCTTCGGGACCGGAATGATTGTCGTAGTCGAGGTGCTACTCGTGACCGATGACCATCCCGTCCGATACAGGATCTTCAGCGTATCAACGCCAGTCGGCGTGGGGTAAATCTGGAGTTGATACGACTGTGCGACCGAACTTCCAGCCGTGTCACCACTGGGAACCACCGTCTTGACGTACACGCGGTAGGTCAGATCGGGAAACGAGGTGATGCGGGCAGTCTCCACCTCGTCAGGAGTGCTGATCCAGATCGGCTGGTTGGACTTCCAGACAGAGGTCAGTTCCGCGAAGTCAGCCGGAAGAGCCAGATACTGCTGCGCTGCAACCGTGCTGATGTTGGCGGTCGCCTCCCGGAACTTCCACGGGTGGGTGAACAGGTGTTCGCCAGCAATGTTCACGATCTCCGCCTGCCGTTCAGCGACAGTCTGCCCGGAAGCCGTGGATGGACGGCCACCGAGAGCAAGGAGAATGTGGTTCTTGAGATCGCCGTAGGTAAGCATTGAAATCCACTGGGCGGGTTTCCCCGCCCAGTGGTGAGTTAGTGAATCGGATCAGGTTCCGAAAGCAACTGCACCAGTCAGCAGAATGCGAGGAGCAGTGGATGCTCCAGCAGTACCGACAAAGATTCCAATCTTCGTGGTAACCGTTGCATTGCTGACGTTTCCACCAGTAATTGCAGAGCCAGTCAGACCAACTGCTTCACCAACCGCATAGGTGAGAGATGCACTGGTGGCCTGCGTGATTCCGGCAAACATCACCTTACCAACCTTACCAGCAGCAATCGCTTCCTGCGCGATTCCATACAAACCTCCAGTAGACGCCGCAGTCTGAGTGGGACCAAGGGTCACATTCGCCCACTTGGATGTAGAATCAGCATTGAATGCAGCATCACCCTGACCGGGGAATTCACTCGCCTGTGCAAAGTCAAGACGAACAAGTGCGTACTGGGCAATAGAAGACGAATCCTTGTTGCGGCACGACAGAATCAGAGTGTTCGGCTGAATGCCGATAGAACCCATATTGGACGCTGAAAGAAGAACTGACATGTTGTGTCCTTTTGTAAATTGTGAGAATCAGGCCGAACGGAGCGGGGCAATAATGCCGTGACGCTGGCGGCTGTTGCAGAACAGGTTCCACCAGCAGTCCACGGGCTGAACCCAAGTGAACGGCTGATTCGGATGGCGCATGACATCGTGCTTCTTCATGTAGCGGGTGCTATGGAAGATGGGCGTGAGGTACTGGCCGTTGACGAACCAGTAACGCGCACCCTTGTCGATGGTGAGCGAACCATTTTCCGTGCTGGTTCCGGTCACAGACTGACCGTTACGGTCAGAAAGTTGCGTATCAGACACTGCGCTAGCAGCAGACGGGAAGATGGCAGCATCATCGAGGTTCGCGCAGTATTCAAGCGGGATGCCGCTGAAGGTCGGAGTCATGTACGCCGAATCTTCCGCGCTAACCAGCAACTGATTAGACGCACGAAGGGCGCGCTTGTACTGGTTCAGACCTTCACGGCTGCACAGGATCATCTGACGCTGGAAGTTCGTATCGTCGAAATACTGCTTCTGCGTCAGCGGAGCCTTGAACTGCACCTTGAGGTACATGTCGTCGAATGCACCAAAGAGGCTAAACACCGTACGGGTGGTGGATGCGTTTGCATTCTGACCAGAGTACGTCGAAGCAGCCTTGGTAGCAGAGGTTGCATTCTGACTGAGATTCCGGTCATAGAACGAAATCTGGTTCGACCAACGGGCATCCACGGTCGGATCAACGCCGAGGACGTTTGCGTCCCAGTTACCCGGGCGACCACCACGCTCACCATAGGTAAGAACGCTGTTGACGTTCTCCGTGATGAATGCCGGAAGCGAGTACGGCTCCTTGCCGCCTGTTTCCATGTTCTGCTTGTTGTTGTACGGCGTAGCCCACAGGTCGTTCTCGATGCCGTTAAGCATCGAGGTCCACATGCGCATCTCCTTGATGCGCTTGAGACGCTTGTACATGACCTTGGCATCGCCCTCGTTGAGTTCGATTTCCTGATCGGTCCAAGTCATGTAGTCCATGCTGAAACGCCACGAGGCGGACAGCGTGTCGGTGACCTGCGGATTGCTCCAAGTGAAGGTGTCGTTCGGCTGGTACTTCTGGTAGGTCGAGGCATCGTCGAACACGATGGTGTCCTTGATGCTGCTACCAGCCTGAATCAGCGTTTCGGTGGCCTTCTCCTTGAGGAGACGGGAAAGGACATAGTTGTTCTTGACGGCTTCGTTGATGACTGCATCGGCGGACTTCAGGTATGCAGGACCAGTGGTCTGCATGAAGTCATTGAACTGAGTAATCGAAGGCATGGTTGCCCTCCTTATCTACGGGTTGCTGGGCGCAGGCTGCTGCCTTTGCCCGAAAGGATCTGATCAAGGATCTCGTCATCCGAATCACGAGGAACAGGCTTTACCGGAGGAGTCGAACCCTTCGGAGGGGTCGGCTGGCTAGACCTGAGATTCGCGGGTGCGGATGGCTTCGATCCAACGAGTGCCTCGTAGGCAGCAGCGGCGAGTGCATCGACGCTTGCAAACCCACCCGGCATTGCAGAACCGAGTTCCGACATCTTCGCAAGTACCGTGTCGTAGGACGGCGACTTTGCGCCATACTGGAAACGGAGTGCGACATCGGAAGCACGGGCCTGCGCAAGCAGCATTTGTTCCTGCATCTGCTGCTGCTGGGTCATAAAGGCTTGGCGAACAGGCGAGACAAGGTCTTCGCCGTACATCTGCGCCATCTGCGCGAACGGATCGTTCACCGCGACAGGAGCGGCAGGAGTGTTGTCCTGCGCTGCCACTGGTTCGGCTGGCTTTCCGCTTGCCAGTTTCGCCTCCATTTCCTTCATTCGACCGCCGTACGAGTCAACGTCCTTCTGTCGCTTCGCCGCAGCATCCGCCCACTTGGTGAGCGTTTCAGGGCTGGCCGAGGAAATGACTTCATCGGGTACGCCGTCCCTCTTCAGGATCTTGGCGACCGCTTCACGGTCAAAGGCGGTAGTCGGTGCTTCCGATGGCGTTGCGGGGGAAGACGAATCTTCCGTGGCAGGTTCATCGGTGGACTCCAACTCGTCGAGCAGCCTTGCCAGAACCTCGTCATCATCGTCAATCGGTTGGTCCTTGGTGGACTCGTTGACGGGCGCGGTGTCCTGCACAACCTGCTCCTCCGACCCGCTGGTCGGAGTGTCGGTCTGCTCGATGGGTTCAGCGGTGCTGTCCATGTCAGTCCTCTGCTCTGATGTAGCCGTGTTCGGACGCTACGTTGCGTTCGTGCCTACGGCTCATAATGATCGGTCTTCCCTTGCTGTCTGCTGGCACACCGGGCATGTTGCGCGGAAGCGTCTGGCTGACATAGGGATAAGTACTGGTGGTGAAGTTCGGGCTGACCTGCGTACCACTGGGGACGCGGACCACATCACCGAACACCGGATGGTTGTAAGTAGTGCCAATCGCAGGGGCATCCTTCATCGCGAACGCGACTTCGATGATCGTCCCTGATTCAGTCTGAAACTCATACGCTGGCATTTACATTCTTCCTCGTGCGGCACTAATCGCAGCCTGCGCTTCCGGCGGGACGGCAGGTGCTTCACCCGTAGGAGACGGTACTGGGCCTCCAGACGGAACACCCCCCCCTTGCTGGGGAGCCGCCTGCGCCTGTCGCATCTGCTGCAAAGCAGACTCGTCGATGAAATCCTGCATCTGGGGGACGTTCTGGGCATCACCAAGGAACCCGAGCAGGTCACGCCACTTGACCCACGGCATCGCGGGCATCGCCTGCGCGGCCTGCGTCACCACGGTAAACGTCTCGACAGCCCGCTTCTGGGCCATCAGTTCGCTCGTCCGCTCCATGCTGTAGGCATCGACATCGATTTCAAGGTCTTCCCACGAGCCAACCTTGATCCCACCCACGATCACCGGGTCAATCATGCCCATCGTCTGCGTGTCATCGTTACCCACGGGGATGTTGATGCGGTTGTCGTGGAACATGTACCAGCCCACGTTCCGCAGCATGAGGTCCATCGAATCCTGAAATGCCCGCTTCAGGTGGGCAATACGCATGGTGCTAGCAGATTCAGCCACCGCAACTTCGGTAGCCGAAGCAGAACCTGCGACATTGCCGCGCATCGCGTCAGACATACCCAAAGCCCTGTCAAGACGCTCTTTAGCGACTTCCACGCTCTGGATGTGCTGGTTCGTTGATCCACCAACCTCGACAGGCTGGAGGCTACGAGCGTCAAGTCCTGCTTCTGCAAAGACATACAGGTCCGGAGCGTTGACCACATCCTGCAAGAACTTG